GCCCATAACGTTCATATTGGCACAGGCACAGCGGTGGCTGGTGGTGTGATTATGGCGGGGGGGTTTAAAATAAGGGGGTGTTTGTTTTTTTGGTGTTTGTACCGCCGGTAACAACTCATAGATATAAGCTTATCGTTGACCCGATTACATCGTTTTCTGAAGACTCCGATTACTTTGCTATGCAGGTCTGGGACGATAATACTTTGGAGCAGGTAGCGACTTTTAACGGTAAGGGCTACATGATAGAGGACTATGCTGATTTTGCGGTGGCAATAGCGAAACTCTATAATAAGGCGATAATCTGCCCAGAGGCGAACGTGGCAGAGGCATTTTTAGTGGCGGTCAGGCAACTTCGCTATTACAACTTCTTTTACACACAAGGGGCAGGCTCAATTAAGGGTAGTCATGGAGCTAGAGAGCGAGTCAGGCAAGTGGGGATTAGGACTACGGCAAGCTCCAAGGAGTCGATGATAGATAAGATTATCCTTTTACTTTCCCAAGACAAGATTAAGATACACGACTCAATTACTTTGGAGCAGATGAGAAATTTCGTGAAAAAGAAAAAGAAGAGGAGCGATGGCAGTGTAACAATCCGTATGGAGGCTCAAGGGCACGGGCATGATGACCAAGTAGCGTGTCTATGGATTTATGCTGGGAGCTTGACTGAGAAACAGTTAGATGGGCGTAAAAAATCTGAACTCTTTGTGTTATAGGATACAATAAGCGTATGAATGGCGATAGTCTTAATAATGAATATGATTACCCTCTGCAATGGATAGAGGAAAGTAGAAGCTCCCGTGTTTTCTTTGCTAACTTACTTCACCGAGTGAACCTTGCTTTAACTGGCAGACCGTATAGAAACACCTATCAAGAAGAATTAGCGAGTAACTTGCAGAAAATTCCGGATAGTCAAATTAGAGAGCGAATGAAGAAATTCTGTGGCGAAATGCCAGAGGGGCGTTCTTTTACTCTTAAAAAAGCGGTGGACAATCGCACGGCACAGATGTCAACAGGGGTGGACTCGTATGAGTATAAGCTAGACGACCCATATATGATGATAGAGGATAACACCGAGGAGCTACTCGCGAGAAAGTGTGAACAGGATTATATTCTTTCCCATCTTGACTTAATGGCTTCGACTTTCTCTCATGACTTAACCTGTAACGGTATCGTGGCAGTTGATGTTAAGTATGACCCAGTTGAGGATAAAAACATAATCAAGCGTATCAACCCAAAGAACATCTTCTTTGACACTAAGTATTCATCTACAGGGCAGGAACGCTTCAGAGGTTATGGGGAAATGGTGAGTTGGAGCAAATTAAAAGCTATTCTTACCTCTGATAGAAACGAGGAAATTAACCTTGATATTAAAGCCCCTGAAACTGATATTTTTATCACCAATGGTGACAAGACTGAGATTAACAAACAAGTCAAAGTCCATGGGCGTAAAATCCGCTCTCTTAATGGACTAGACTTATATGTGTCTACCATGAACACGCTTGCTTCTTCTCCAAGCCTTGCTGGTGGATTAACTGAGGGTATGGAAGATTATCGTCATGACTTATATTCTTGCTATAACCTCTCTTATTATCAGTCGAGAGCAACACTACCTGAGGCTAAAACCAAATCAGGTTATGGTGGTGATGATGTTGAGCTGATTACGATGTATGACTTAGAGCGTGGTATCCGTTTCCAGATTATCAACCGTCGTTTCGTCATTTCCGCTAACTCCAAGGCGTTTAGACGTAAAATCTTGATGACCACGACTAATCCAATGACTGAAGAGCTAGTTAACAGAGTGATTGACTTCAAACTAGACTGTCCACTTAAATTTAAGATGGAGCTGGTAAAGAACAAAGACATTGTGTCTTATCCACTCTCTGATGTGGCTTTACTTCTTGATTTACACGATGAGCTTTGTGGCTGGGAAGCAAAACGAGCCCACGTTGCAAAGATTCTCTCTATCTTGCGTATCACCGCCAACTCTGCTGACGCTGATGAATTAAAAGGTGTTCTCAATATCATGGGTATTGTACTCGATGAAGTACAGGGTGATATTGCAGCAATCCAGTTCCCGTATGACTTCTCGCCTATTGACAGCCAAATCGCTAAATTAGAGAAAGAGATTAAGGAAACCTTGCATGGCTATGACCAGTTTGACGCAATGCAGATGATGGGCGACAGGGCAAGCGCCGCTGAAAGTGGTATGGCGCAAGGGGCTATGGCACAAGGTCTAGCAACACACCAGAACGCTATCATGTCTTTATATGCTGACATCGCAAGGCAATGTATTGCTAACCGTGTGGCGTATTCGCCAAAGCAAAGCTTTGAGGTGGTAAACCACGGTATGAGCGACCTCTTGACCTTAGAACAGATGGCACTCTCAGCTACTATTACTGTGAAATCTAAGCTTGCCAAACGAGTACACGATAAATCTGTCGCTGTCAATGCACTTACTCTACTGGGTACATACAAGGATAGATTGTCCGAGGAGCTTACAGCATTCCTAATCACTCAATCACTCTTTGACCAAGTTCCACGCCCTCTGGTGAAGAACTTCTTAAAACAGAATAACCAGCAAGAAGTGGCACTCGCTCAAGCTACCGCCCAGAATCAAGCGAACGCTCTTGCCCAGAACCAGGCGAACTACGAACAGAACCCTGAAATTTATGAGGCAATGAACGCAGTTGACCAAAACCCTGAAATGGCAGAACAGGCAACCATGGCTCTTGCCGATGAGGTGAATCAAGGTGAGCAAAACCAGTCAGAGGCCACCGACCAGATGTCGCCGGAACTACTCGAGATGTTATCCCAAGATGGAGCGATGAAGACTAACCTCGATGGTTTAACAGAGGAAAGTGGCTCGATGTTTGCAAATCCTAATGGTATAGAATAAAATACCAGTTAATGGAAGACGCAGGAAAAATTATTTTTGATACTCTTTATAGGACAGAGAGTGTACAGGCTATTGTCGGAAAACTAGCTAAGAGCTTGAAACGTAAAATCGTCGCTCTTGACAAGGAACTTAAAGAAAACGACATGGCGAGTGTTGGGGGAACAGTTAGGGATATTCATGAAATATCTGATATTCTTTCTGAACTTGATAAAAAAATAAATGTGTCTGATAATTAAGCTATTAAATAGGGAGAGCAAACAAAATGCCAGAATTAGAAAATCAGGGTGCAGCTGAAAATACACAAGCACAACCACAAGCACAGGAGCAAGTTACAACCGCTCCAGCTGAACCAACCAAAGAGCAACTTAGTAAAGCCCTTGGTATGTCTGTTGAGCAACTTGAGGCCTTTAATCGTTTTACCTCAAATAACGGTGGCTTTGATAAGGTGTTTGATAAAATGAAACAAACTGTTTCGAACCCACAGAAACCTGAACAAACTCAAGTAGAACAACCAACTCAATCAGTCCAGCCGGCTCAACCAGTAGAACAAATCCAACCAAAGCAAGAGTATAAAATGCCAGAGGGGTATGTTTCTCAGGCTGAGCTGAATACTCGTAGGTACTTTAATGACCTAGCAGGTAGCGATGAATATAAAAACATTGCAGGTGAAATCCGTGATGGCTCTATTCTTAAGACTTTGGCTAGTTTTGACGTAACCATCAACGATGACCATGGCAACATTAACGACGCAAAAATCCGCAATTTCCTCTCACTTTACGCTAAAACCAAGCCAGCTATTCAACCAGCAGAGGCTGAGGGGTCTGGCGCGCCAACTGTCAATTTAGTTGAAACTGGTGAGAACGGAGAAGTCACCTCAAAAGAAATGGCAGAGAATATCGTCCGTCAGAATATTGAACTAAAACAAATGGGCAAAACTCACCCAAGTATCGACAAGGCTCTTGAGTTCTTAAAGAATAACGTCTATAATAAATAACAGATATAGATTATTCTATATTGGACTTTTTTCGACAAATGACTGGAGAATAGCTAGGCAACTAGCTATTTTTCTTGCCTTTTTTTTATTTTGTATTATTTCTCGTGTATATTGAGGATAAGTCTAAAGTAATAGAGGACGGACTAGTGTTTTGGATAGACCCACTTGATATGCAAAATCGAGCGAGCCAAACGAGAAACAAGAGCCTATCTTACTAGACACTTTTAGCTTGACGACTTGCAATCGCCAATTAAAAGGACAGACGAAGAAAATAGTTTAATTAAATAAGGAAAAATAATGGCTGGTAATTATACCCAAACTTTAGCTACGGCTAAGACCGACCCAAAGACTGCTCCGATTGACTATAAGTCTCAAGGTCCTTTTATCCGTGAACTCGTTGCAAGCAAGGTCGTTCAAGACGTAATGCTTGAAGCGGAAATTGATTCTTCTCGCTCTTTCTACAAGGGCAATGAAGTAATTCAAGCAGACGAGTTTATCTCAAAACTTCGCTTTGGTCAGGAATGGAAACTCTTAGTCGAGAAAGACCAAAACCCTCTTTCAATGGTTAAGACTTCTGCTATCACTTATGAACAGGTCGATACCTGTCATGACCGCATGAAACTTAATTGTTCTATGCCATGTATCTCAACTGACCCAGAATTTCAAAGTTTGACCTTCCGCTTTGACACTGAATACGCTTACGGCGTTCGTTACTGCGATAAGGACTCTGACTTCTGGACTCTTGAATACGCAACCAAGCAGTTCGCTAAATCAAAGCGTGCTTATGAATTTGTCCGCGAAGTCGACCTCTGGAACAAAGTTATCAAAGGTCTTATCGCTGCACCTGCAAGGACTGTTGACGCTATTCTTGCTAAGACCTACAGCACCCACTACTGGGCAAACGTTGGTAAGGTCGGTGAAAAGCGCGCCTTAATCTCACAGGCTTACTACTACATGTCTAGCTCTTTTGGTATCAACCCAACTGTCTTCATGAGTGCTGAAGCCGCCAACGAGATTATCCTCTCTGTTCAGAACGCTCACAACCTCAACGCTAACTACCAGATTGTCAACACCTTCAACGCTTGGGACTTACCAGGTTTCCAGGTTGCTGACGGCGTAAAGACTATCCTCGGTATCCCAGGCAATGTCGTCATCATGAAGCGTTCCCCATGGCTAGTTACTGCAGGTGCCGCTGGTGCTGTTGCCTCTACCTATCCACTCTTCTCTGCTGACGCAAAGAAACAGTACATCGCTCTTCTTGACCCACGTGTTGGCTACTCTTTCGAGAAAGAAGCTTACACCCTCAACCTTGAGCCAAACTCTTGTGAAAAGCTCGAACGTGGTACTATCACCTCTATCTACACTGGTTCAGGTATCACCTTCCCACAGTACGGGCTCATTATCGAAGCTACGGGTCTAGTCGCCTAGTACAGAGGTAAACCTAACAAAAAATACCCTTTCGGGGGTATTTTTTATATTATTCTTTTCTATCTTCTTCACACGCCTTACAGCCGGATAAGTCTAAGTTGGTAATCTCTCCCCATACCGTGTTTACTATGTCATCTATTTTAACGAGTGTTTCAGTATCACCAGTATCCGTTTCATAAGCAATCTGTCTAAGACTAGCTGATACTTTTCCCTCACACCACAGTTCATCTGGCATTTTGCCAAAGTGTTTTGTCATATATTCTCGGCGAAGTCGTTGAACTTTGCTAGCGACAGTCTGATGGAAGACTTCCATATCTTCATCTCCATTTAATTTAGCTACTGAGGCAGACATCTTAGCGTGAAAATAGAGATGTTCTAATTCCCCGATTAGCCTTATTCTATCTACAATGTTTTTCGTATTAAAAGTATTGCTTTCCATATACCCATATTAGCACAGTTGTGGTATTATAACTTTGAGGGGAGAAGTGGAAAATGATGCCCACCCGTTATGACTAGTTCTTCTCTCAGTGTCATTATATATTTCATACTTTATGACATATATCCTTAAATAAGAGCCTATCAGTTTTTAGCTGGTAGGCTTTTCTTTTGGTACAATTAAGGCATGGATAATAATGAAGCATACGACTATGAGGGAAATAAATACATCAACCCAACCCTCTCTCGTGATGAGCAAATGCAATTTATTGATAACCTTAGGAGTATTCAGGCAAATAATAACGCCGAGATACAAGCTGATACGAGAAACCTTGGCACAGATGTTATCCCAACACAAGGTGGCTTAGTCGGTGGCGAAGATTATTTTCTCCAACGCTATCAAACCCCACAGGTAGACAGTATGGTGGCTAACTTAAGAGCTACAGCACAAGCCAAGGCTCTCTCTGATGTTTTAGCAGGGCTTTCTGCTCAATACAAACAGCGCCTGATGAGGTCAAGACTTAACCAAGAAAGAAGAGCTAATGCAAGAAGCTTGATGGGGAGTGGTGGTGGTGTTGTCGGTAATCAACTCCCACCAACGACGGGCAATGTTATTGAAAATGATACAAGTAAAAATATCCAGCGGGGAAGACTCAGAAATAATCCAAGAGCCATTAAGGACACTAATGATGAAGCAATAGATAACGGTGGCGGTGGTTGGTAATATGGTTGAGAAGAAACAGATAAATGTCAATACTACAGACTGGTATTTGAAGCACTATGAGGCTGGCAATCCGACCTATGACAATACTAATCAAGAGCGTTTCCTAGTAGTCGGAGACAATGGTGATATTCTTGGCACTACTCCATACAGCGACGTTAATGCAGCTAGAGAGAAGTCTAGAGAAGAGCTATATCGTTATGGCGATACCGGTGAGTTCATGTCTAAAAAAGACCTCTATTCTACTTACAATATCAAAATGTCAGACAACGGCGATATTGAGGTCAACGCCCCAAAATCTTTCACGGATAGTAGATATTACAAGGAGCAATTAAAACCTGCTCTCCTTCAGATGTCTCAAGCTCAAAAACTTAATCCAAACACCAAATTCGCTATGACTTCGGACCAGAACGACTTGAGGACAGCACAGGATTGGGTGAAAGCACAGAACGACTCTCTGGCCTCTATGGTCGAAAGGCATGACCAGATAAACGAGTATAAAGACAAAATTAAAAACGAGTACAAGGCTGACTTCTCTGATGAAGACGCTCAAATTGCGATGTCTTCGGCCATTAAAGGTAAAGACGCTCAAGGCAACGATATTACGCCAAACGGCAATGACAGACAAGTAATTCCGGAAGCTCCAGAGTTTTCTTATTTTAATAACTTACCAGGATATGACAAAGACACTCATACCATTGACTACAAGACTTTAACTGAAGCTTATAGTAATGACAAATTGACCGATGAAGATATTATCAAGATAAAGAGTACTGTCAATAATTGGATTGAGGCAACAAAAAACAATAAAGATGGACAAACACCTGCAAGAGACCTTGCAGAAATGTTGTCATTTAAGAGATACCTGGACAATACAGACGCTAGTACCAACTTTTGGACTGGAGCAAGACACGCTGTCACAGATAACCTCATGGGCTTTATGCAGGGAGTTTATACTACTGGTACAGCTCCGATTAGATTCTTGACTTCACTCATAGATAGCGATAGTGGCGTAAGCAAGGAGTTTAATAAGTGGACAAAATCTATCTCTGAAAATCGAACCTTGGTAAACAGAACTAGTGGTGGCGCTGCTGAACTATCTAATTTCGCCGGACAGATAATGATGTCTATAGCAATGGGGCATTACGGTGGAGTAGCTCTCAGGGTAGCAGCAAACAGTGTAGCTGGGGCAACAATCTCTGCTATTGGAAAGGTAGGAAAAATTGGCTCTTCTTGGTTCAATGCTACCGAGTATGCTCAGGGGCTTCAGGCCATGTTGGCCGGCAGTCGTGGCATGGAATTACTCGGCAAGGCAGTAAATACTTTACAGGCCGGTGGAAAAACTGCAAAAGCAGCTGGTGAAGTCGGTAAGTTAGTTGCAGAAACGGTCTTCGAGTCGGCGATGATGAACCCAGAATTAACGGCTAAATTTATCCGCAACACTAACGATGAAGAAGCAAGAAAATACGTCTTGGAACAGGGCGTGCAAAATGCGATATTCTTCGGTGCGAGTGCAGGTCTAAGAGACCTAAATAAGGCAATAAAAGCTACTGAGCTTGGGCGAGAGCTTAATGCTAGGGCAACTATTGGCGCAGCAAGGATTAAAGCTACTCTAAATAATTGGACTGACAAATTTAAGAAAGTTCTTCACTTATCTGCTGATGACGCGGTAGAGAAAGCGATGAACTACAAAAATAAATTAGAGGGTGTCCAAAACCTAACTACTGCACAGGAGAACAAACTGACAAGATTGCAGAAAAAAGCAGGCTTGGCCTTCATGGACGAGATGGAGCATAAGGCAACGAAAGAAATAGCTGAACTATCTTTTAAGGGGGCTGCCGGTGACCCAGAGGCGATTAAGAACGCCATAGAGAAAGTCAATGAGTCAGTTAGCCGAAAAATGAACCTTGCATTGCTTCGTGACCACGTGGAAAATCAAGGCAAATCCATCTTTAACAAGCTCACCAACTCTGACTTTAACCCAGAGTTCAAGGCAAAATATAGTGAACTCTTTGGTGATAAACTGACTGCACTCTATAATGCAGAAAAAGCAAGTGGTGAAACGCTCAAGAAGGCTATTGACCTATCTGCATTTGGTGACGGTATTAGAGAGCTTAGTGAAACCTCAACCGACTATATCGGCTCAATCATGGAGCTTAAAGACGTTGATAACAGATTAAATGTTGTCAGCAAAGATAGTCCACTCAGGAGAATCTTTGAGAAGAGGCAGTCTGAATTAACCGAAAAAATTACAAACCTTACCGAGCGTATGGGCGAAGATTGGGTCAAGGCGGCGGATAACTATGCCGAGGTTCTATCTGAATACGATAAAGCTCACACTGCATTGCAAACACAATTAGGACTTCGTGACGCAGAGAAGCTAAAGAAACTACAAGACAGTGGACGCTTCGGTGAAGAGGGGGCTGACTATTTCCGTATCCAGAGAGAGGCCGAGACTGTTGGCTTTAAGTTCAGTGATAAGGCTAAGAAGCTTGGCGACTTCCAAGAGAAAGCCGTTGAAGCGACGAGAGAATATCAGGATATGCTATCTTACCGTATCGCTGACCTCTTAAATGACGCGAACGACTATGCTCGAGCAGAATATATGAGACATATGGTTGACTGGGGATACGTCGGAGTTACCAACAAGGTAGCAGGCAGCGACTTCTCTGCTTTTAATGAATTAAATCGTACAAAGAAAATGTTCACTGAGGCTATCGGCGGAAAGGCTGATTACCTAGTCTCTGATGTCTTTTTGAAACATTTCGACACAAGCGGTTTAGCGGAAGCTGGCTTTAATCTTAAAAACATTGACGGATATAAGAAACTTTCTGACGCTGTTGAAAATGGTCTTGATAGCACGATAGATAATATCTTAAAAGATAAAACCTTAACCTCTGATGTTTTAGATAATATCATTAAGCTAAACGGTGTAGAGGGGCAAGTTGAAAACGCTAAAAAGTTTCTAGCAACTAAAGCTTTGTCTGACGAATTATCTGAGGACGTTGTCAAGAAACACTTAGATGACGCTCTTTTTGATGTTGCCTTAACTGGGGCTGATAAGAAAGAATTGGTTGAGGCGATGACAAAAGAGTTTCAGGATAAGCTCGACCTAAAAATAGGTGAACTTGGCAAAAAGCTCACCGAAGAGGGGGCGGAAAGTATCGTCTCAAGCAGTGGCCTCTTTGACAAAGTGCAAGAGTTATCCGACAAGATTACTGGTATGAAAGAAACCGGCAACATGATTGAGATAATTAACCACGCTGGACAACATGAACTTCTTGAGGTTGACCCGATGGTCGCAAGTTTCTTCAATACCAAAATCAACGGCTATACCGACACTTACCTCACAAAGCTTAATCGCTTGCAGTCTAAAATATTCCGTACTGGTACAACCGTAGTCGGTGGCTCATCTTATATCAACCAGTGGTTCAAAGACACGCAGAACGCTATAAACCTTGGCGACTTGACTTTAACTGGTGTGCCAACTAAAGAACAGATTGAAACTTGGGGTGGTAAAGTGGCAGAGTTCTTAGCGAAAGAGGACAAGGCGACTTATGACCTACTCGCAAGAAAGGCCAAAGAGACTGGCGAAAGTCTTAATAAACTTGCGTTCAATCGAGAACTTGACATCGCAAAAAGTCTCACGACAACTGGCACGGAAGCAAGTCTTTATCAGTTCAATAAAGCCAAGAAAATATCTGAACTTGAGCAAGGCGTAGAGAAGAAAATCAACCAGATGGGCGACAAGCTTGGAGAAATCTCAGACAAGCTAGAGACCTTACACAACCAGCGTGAAGTTTTCCTAAGAAGCGCCACGACTACTAACGCTTATGCTCAGGCAATGCAGATGGGATATTCAGTCAAGCAAGCTCGTATTTATGCAGAATTTATCGGCAATAACGCTACCACTAACTTCGGTAGGCAGCTATACCACTTAAATCAGCTCCAAAGCTCTGTGCCATATCTTGGGGCGGCGATTAACGGCGCAAAGTCTTTTTGGCGTGTCGCAGCGCTTGACCCTATCGGTGTTTCAGCTCGTATTATGGGCGGTGTAGTCTTGCCAACCTACTATTTAATCGCACAGAGTTTAGGGAGTGAGGAAAATCGTAAGGTGTACGAAAGTATCCCTGAATATGAAAAACGTGGCAACCTTGTCTTTATCTCTAATGGTAAAAAATACACTATTCCACTGCCTGAAGAGGTTGGCAAACTTATTGCACCAGCAAGGCAGATGATTGAAAAACTTTATGGCGTGGATAAACATACTTTCTGGGAGCTTGCTATGAACGACTTAGTTGGTTTCTCTCCAATAGATATGACTGGCTTTACGAATATCGACCGCAACCGCTTAATCGACAACGGTTTTATCGGCGACCACATTGTGCCGGGTGTCTCTCGTGTAATCTCTCAAACTATGCCACCACTGGTTAGAACTAGCGTGGAGCTTGCGACTGGCAAAGACTTATATACTGGTAAGCCACTCGATACTAGCTACACCACTATCGACCCTGATACTGGAGAGCCTATCGTCATGGACAGTAAGTCTGGTGGACTAGCTAGAGCTATCTCTGGGCTATTTGGCGGTAGCGTCGCCCCAGGTATGGCACAGAAACTACTCTCTAACATCTTTGGTTCAGCTGGCATGGATATTGTCGACGGATTAACTGACCTTGCTAAATCAGTATCAAAAGGCGACGTTGGAAATGGTGCAGAGAAGTTCATCGGGCGTATCGGTAATCAGTTCACCAAGCCTGTCTTAAATGAAAGCTTTGACAGAACACAGAGTCTGTTCAGACAAGCGGTATCGAAGCTTTATGAAGAAAAGACCGCCATGCTAGCGAGGAAAGACTTACAGGCAATTAACAATCAGCTAAAGTACGAAAGCGACCCTGAAAAGATACAGAAACTCAAAAACCAGAGGGATAATATTCTCAATCCGTTTTATGAGAAAGTCCTCAATGTGGCGAATAATCTCAAGGATAAATATGGAGCAACCATGACACGTCAACGCTTTGCCTCTATTCTTTCTCTGATGAATTTAGAGGATAGTAGCAGAAGTGCGTTTACTGGGAACAATGGTTTTGCTGATGAAACTACAAGAAAGGCAAGACAGCAAGGTAAGGCACAGGCACTTGAGACTATGCAACGGCTTGGTTTTAAGGGGGCAGATGACATGTCTATCTTTGGCTACCAGAAGAAAAACCAGAACGGTGAAGTGATGACTTATTATCAAGACCCTGTTTCTATCCTCTCTTGGAACTCTACAAACAACTTGCAAGATGATATTCACTCGGCAAATATCAGTAGTATCTTTAATCAGAAAGGTATGTATGATAAGAAGAAAGCCATCAGAGAGCAAGTCAACGCCATAAAAGCCGACTGGAAAAACAAGAGTAAAAAACAGAGAAGTGCTGACCAAGAGAAAGTTGATAACATCTGGATTAACTGGAATGCTGAAGTAATGAAAGAAATTGCACCTTATGTCGCTAGATATGGAGCAGAGGAAACCATTAACAACACTAAAGTGATGACAGAGCTAGCTAAACAGATAGAACTGCCAAGTAGCTATGAGAGTAATAACAGAGGTAGACGCGTGTATAGCTCAACGCTCGGTGATGATGGAAACCTGAAAGACGCGTATATTAAAAGCTATATCCGCAGAGTGTTTCAGGTAAACAATACAGGATACCAAGGCGGTAAAGATTATAGTGGGAGGAACAAATGAACCTAGACCAAATTATGCAGAATATTGACCAAGTTAAAAGCGAAGAACTTGAAGAGAGTAAGGCAAAAAAGACAGAGGAAGTAGGCGGACAACCTACCCCCTCTCTCGACGACTACACCAAGCAATACTTTGAGAGGAAGAGACTCTTAAAAAGAAAAGTATCACATGGTGCAAGAGGTAAAGTATATCTCTTTACTGATTTACTTGTATCAGGGGATAGGACAAGAAGAATAAAAGGGCTTAAAAACGCATATAAGAGTGCGAAAGCGGAAATTGCAGAATATAAAAACTCTCGCCCTGAACTAGTCGAACCACTTAAACAAAAGTACATGGAAGAGGAATTTTTACCAACAGTTGAAGCCATTATCATGCAGGCCTCTCCTGAAGAACTCTATAATTCAGAGAAGTCTCTAAACTTACTTGATAGCGTAGTCTTGCTCCCCGTTGAGGCCTCAGGTAATGGTTATACCAAGCAATACATAAAAACGGCATACCTTGACCGAGGGATACTAAATAACGGCGAGATGTCTAGTCCAGAGGTGGTCGATGGGATAAGGCAGATACGAAATCTTTCAAACCAAGTAGAAAACCGTGCTGTCTATTTAATGGCTAAAAGATTAAAGAAAAAGATTGACGAGGGTAGGACTATGGCGACTGGTGATGACTATGCTTTGCTTTCTCGCATTGTTTCTTTCTACAATTAAACAGGTGATACTATAAGAGTATGAGTTGTAATTGCAATACTGATGGACGAACGGTTGGGAGCTTGGACAGACACCGCCCTGACCTCTTAATTAAGATTATCCCAAAAGAATTTGGGGATAGTGTAAACGGTTCTGACCCTGTGCGTGTCGGGTTATATAGAAACGCTATTATCACCTATCGAGCAGACGGACTTACTTATCTTTTCGATGAGAACGGATACTTTGCATTGTTTAAGGGGATTTCTGCTGAACATTTTGTAATTGACACGGAACTCTCTGAAACTTCCGACAATGCTCTCTCGAATAAGACTGTCTATGCTAGCCTCAAAGCTCTTGAGAAAAAATATGAGGAAGTATTGAAGTCCAACAAGGCACTCTCCGATAAGTTAAATGAGTATGACACTAAGTTCGTAGCACTCAAAAGTGAGGTGGCTCAGATGGTAGCAAAGAACCTCAAACTCAAAGTCGTGACAGATATTGCAAGTGTTACTGCTCCAGAGGATAACACTATTTACGCCGAAGTCGCTAACAACTAGATACTTTTTAGAAAAGCTAGTTGGTTGTTTATACTTAAGATATGAATAAGTGTTGCAATAATATCTGTGGTTGCCCTAGCCCAATCTTGGGTCTTGATATTTCAGACCGTGAGGATAAGACTAAGGTCGAGTTTGATTTTGGTGGCAAAGCAGTTAAGTTTGATTTTAGCGAAGTAGTGAAAGCTGGCGAAACCGACACTACTCTTTTAGTGGATAGTGTCAGACGAGTATTAAAGTTTATGGCAGAACGCCATGTTGACTCCATCTCGGCAAGTACATTGGGGCAGATTTTGCACCTATCCGACATCGGTGATGTTAAAACTCTTGGAGCGAAAGAGAACGCTCTGTTTGTTTACCAGAAAGGTGAGGCTTGTGGAGCTGGCTGTGCGACAGTTGGCGACTCTTGGACGACTTGGAACGCTCTTGACCACCAAGTGAACACCTTGCAAACGGCAATGGGCTTTGACAAAGAGGGGAAACCTCAAGCTCTCTCTGCACCACAGAACAAAGACCAGGTATTCTTACTTGGTTGGAATAAAGACAAAGGCGTGTCTTATATCCGTCCAGTCAAAGTATCTGCTGCTCCGAGAAACGGCAATAATAAAAAACTTGCTCTGTATTTAGATGAAAAAGATGGCTCGATAGTAGCTGTGGAGGAGGATTAAGATGTTTAGGATAAGAGATTTCTTTCAGGAAGATGAGTGTCAAAAGACCGACGCTCGTACTATTAACGCCAAACTAGAACTGAAGCTAGACCCACTAAATAAGACTGGATTTATTTTAGAGAACCCGTGGGGCGATACTGGACTTGATATTAAGAAACTGATTAAAGCTGGCGAAACTGTCACTCACCTAGAACTTGCCCCTGCAATCTCACCAAGTGTTTTGAGGTACGAACGAGAAGATGGCAAGGTCGACTGTATCACAGGAGATGAGCTTTCTCATATTATCTCAATGAGACTACTTAAAGATGTCGACCAAGAGACTAAACCAACTCAAGGTGATGTCTATATTTATGGGGCTGATGAGAAGTTCCACCCATTTCAGATTGGTGCTGTATTAAAAGAATATCGCCAAACGATTGAACGACATAACGCAACGATTATGCGACTTGATGGCGAGATAGCAGAACTAAGGGCTGAAGTCGAGAAGCTAAAAGAACTCTTGAAGAAACCCGACAATACTCCTGATAATGCCAAGCTAGCGTGGGGAAATATTAACGTTTATGGCGATATCTCTAATACTGGGCTGAAGACCTCTGGCATTTATACCCACGATGTAAATTCAAACATAACTAATGATATGAGCTTTTCATAGAAAGGAAAAAAATGAATTGCAACCAACCAATCGAAACCACATATCTCGGCGACCTGCCGATTGACACGCTAGACGCTTTACCTGATTTCTTCATTGTCGAGCGTGATATTTATGATGAGACAACTGGCAACACCACAAGAACTCTGACCCGTGTACCTTCGAAGAAGATTTTGCCAAACGGTAATTTCGACAACATTGCTTTTATTGAGGCGAACAATACTGCTATTGAAGTACCAGAGGGGCAAGTGCGTGGTGGCTACATTAAAAATGAGGGAAGCCGTATGGTTATGCACTTTGCCGACCTCGATACTGCCCCTGACTTCCTAATCCTAGGCAAGCGTGCAGGTCTTGTCATGATACAGAATACTGGCTTCTTGCATATCTTAGGTGGACATGACTATATCATTGGGCAGGACTACTACCAAGGTAGAAACGGTGAACCAACTACTGATAATACCTCTGGTAAGAAACTATTTAAACCATTATCTAGGACTATTCTAGCTGTTAAATTGTAAAGGGTACAATGAAGAACATAGAAACTCTTAATGCTACAACTGAAGACAGGCTTGTTATTAAGTCCTCTAATACCCAGTATAAGGGGACTCTGACAGTTAAAAAAGGTGGGGCGTATCTCCCCATCTCTTTTGACATGGTGGATTATATCGACTGTGACGGAATTAAAACACACAAGGTCTTCTTAGCAGGTGAGGACAATATCGGATACCACTATAAGATAAACAGGTGTAAGTTCGTGGATATCGAGTATCTTTTACATGACAAGAAATTCCATGGCTTGAAGCAACTTCCAAAAGAGTTTGGCGAGGGGTTCTATGAGGAGTTCTTAGAGAGTAAGACTTTTACGAATGCCGACAACGGGGCTATGGGCATGGTGAATAGTGGTATTTTAAGAGTTGGAACAGACTATGTTTTAGCAAGAGAAACCTTGGAGGCAACAGAGTAATATGCCAAATGTAAAGATAATAGTAGGGAAAGTACACAGAGAACAGAATAAAAAGAGGACTGTTATTCCAATCTCTTTCTTGCATTTGCCTCGTGATGACAGAAAAGCGCTCCTCATCTCTCTAGTGCCAAAAGACACCACTAAGGAGAACTTTAGCTCTAAACCTCGTTTTGATATGCGACTTCAAGATGTAACGACCAATATTTTCTATATTTCAGATGAACAGAGAGAGGATAATAATACATTTTACGATGTCGGCAAGGGGTTGCCACGCACTCTTGGCACAGAGTATAAGGTTGCCGTAACCCTAACATTGCCTCGTGATAGTGATTTTGTAGTTTCGGACACAATACTTAAAGTAGAGAAACAATTCCAACAGGCAGTTAAGAGTGGAGCGACAACTAAAAAAACCAAAGAGGTCTATGTAAAAAGAGGTAATCGAACCAAAAAGATTACCAAGTTATTTATTGGTGTGAATAAGAAACTGAAACAAGTATACTAGTCGTTAGCTGTTTTTTCGTTGATGTAGTCGATAATCTGATTGAGGATACGAGCGGTCTGGTCTGGTTGAGTTTTAATCATTTCAGGTGTGATGTGTTGTATATTCATAGTAGTATTATATAATCTAAATTAGTATAAGAGGAGTAAAAATGGAAACAACAATTTTAGACCAGATGAAAGGCTTTCTGGATAAAGCTATCGAGAAGATGGGGGAAGATGACAAGCAGTATTTTACTGAAGCGAAAGTTGCTCTTGAGGAACTTGAAAAAGCAGAACGCACTCATGTTACTGAAGAACAATTAAATGGTCTTCTTCATGCTTTTTATCTGAATACCGTTAAACAAGCTATGTTCGCTTTATTCACTAACCGTTTGAATAATGATGAGCTTGATATGGAGTTCTTTAAGATTGACTTCAAGGCAGCTAAAGTTAAATATGAAGAGGTTATCAAAGCTCTTGCCGACAAGCAAAAAGAAATTGAAGAACAGACTCTTGCCCTTAATGAAGTCCAGAACGAGATGAATAGCCTCGGCAATATCTTCAATAAAGCTCACGAACGACCTGTTGTTTCTGACAATAAGAACGCACAATCTGAAGAACAATAAAAAAGGGGAAACAAATGGGCAAGTGGTGGTACACCGATAGTCAAGGTAAAAGAAAGCGTACTAAGGCAGGCCTCAGGCATGAGTATGACGCTTTCCAAAGTTCAGAGGAGCAGATTAAAAAACGCTCCTCAAGAAACTCTGCTAGACGGTCGGCGATTAAGTCGGGTATAATCTCGGCAAGAGACAGAAGAGTAATCGACCACAAGAACTCCAACCCACTAGACAACCGAAAGAGCAATTTAAGAGCTATGAGCAGAAGTGCCAATGCTGGTAAGATAGAGGACTCTAGGAAGAGGGGAAGCAAGAGGAGAGTATGGAAGTAGAGGATTTTGACAAGCCATCTAATGGATACAGCCATAACTATGATGACCCATATAAGGTACTAGCTGTGAGAATGGTGGTCAAGTACCGTCCACCAGACCTCAAGAGAATAATGTCAGAGCGTGCTTTCTTTAAGAGGTTGGTGATAACCGAAATCAGAGATAGTATTGAAATCAACAACATCTATGCCGACTGTGTTGAGGATATACTACTTAGAAATAATCGTAGGGTGTACCACAGAACAGAGCTAGAGAGGCTAGGGGAGTTTTACTTTGACGAGATAGACCTCAATATCCTCAGGAAATATATTAAAGCTTTCTGTAAAAAGTGCCACATAAATCTTTAGGTGGCATTTTTTATTTATAATGGGGGTATGGAAAGCTGTAATTGTAATAGATGTAAACACGAAAACGAGTGTGGACAGGCAATCATCAAACAAGATGTAATGCCAAAATGCCCAATCAAGGCAGTCATCCCCTCTATCGTGGTTGAAGACTCTTCTAATCTTAAAAACCTCGCAGGGTGTTTTGTTCATGTGTCGAATATCAACACTACTTACTATATCGACGATAAGCACCGTATTATTTTGATGTTCGCTGGCGACATTTATGCCGACCACTATGACGCAAACGCTAACCCTCTTAAAGTCCGTAATCAACGGGTAATCGACTTTTATGATGACGTAATGTATATCTTCAACGCTACTGGCGAATATCGTAAGATTAAGTTACTGAAAGGAAATGCCTAATGGACTGTAATTGTGGCAATAAAAATGAGGGGAACTTCCCACCGTCTGTTTTTCAGGTGAACTCTGTTGAATGTCCTGTGCTTTTTCATAAGGTGGTTATCCCAACTAATTTCGGTGATGAGACCGAAACTCCTGTCTTAATGGGGGAACATAGGAACGCTCTCGTTTATTATGAAGTGAACGGACATACTTATCTCTATTCTTCCGACGGCGTACCGACAAGACTTGACCGAGGTGGAGCGAGTGTTCTTTATGTTGAGGAACTGCCTGAGACAAACAAAGCTATGCAAGACACTCTCTATGTTTCAAGTAGAGGTGAATTAGCAGTTTATAAGAGTGGCGACAAGAAAATCCTAAACGAAAAACCGACCTACTACACAACCCTTGGTAGCAATACCGACGGAGCAATGACTCAAAAAGCCGTTACTGACGCTCTTTCTGCTCTTTCAGAGGAAGTCAAAAACAAACTTGCCGAGTTTAAGAACGGTGTAGTCGATAGAGTCATGCCAGAGGTAAACGAAAAGGTTTCTGGTATGGAGCGTTTTGTCACCACTAAGATTGAGGAGATGAAGAGAGAGACCTCAACGCTTGTCAATACGACTACTAATGATGTCAATCTGATGAACAATAAGTTGAACAAACATATTGAGCAAGCTGACATCGTTAAGAACGACTTGCTTGATAAGATTAGGCGAAATACCGACAGTATTACTGATACTAAAAATAGTTTAAGAAACTATGCTCTTATTTCTGATGTCGACAGCCGTGTGATGGACTCTGAAGCGAGGGTCAACAACAAGATTACTCAAGCTGAAACTAGGGTCAATAATACTATCGATCAGGCTAAGACTGAATTAAATGGCAAAATTACCGAGGCAAATGGTAAAATCTCTGCCCTAGACACTAGACTAACCAAACAGGCAAGCGACAATAAGGCTGATATCACTCAACTGAAAGCTAACCTCAACACTACGAACTCTGCCCTACTCACTCACAAGGAACAGGCAGATAAGAAGTTTGACGATATAAAGGTAGAACAAACCGACCAAGATACTCTTATTTCTGATATTCTCAACGCATTCTCTGTTGAGAGTGAAAAAGGCACGAACTTAAAACTTAATACATCAGCGACTAAGGTACTTGGTGTAACTATTTACGGGAATACTGAGCAAGTTAACTATGTAGGCAAAAATCTAATAAATATCATAAGCAAACCAGAATCTAACGGTGTCAATTTTTCAATAAATAATAACTATATCAAAGCTATTGGTACTATCACTCAAAACTGGACTACTCTACCTTTTGCACAGTTTAATCTTGCGCCTGGAGTTTATACTTTATCCAGAGAAGGTCAGAACAACTGCCAGCTATCCATCGATTCAAACACTAATGGTAATCATAATATAGTAAGACTATCTCCAAACGAGCCTGGTAAGACATTTACCGTATCCACATATGAGACGAATTGCTACCTTGTATACAATATCGCAAAAAACACAAAAGTAGATATTACTGCAAGAATTATGCTTGAGCTGGGTAATACAGCAACATCGTACGAACCGTACACTGGCGGAGCAACCAATCTTTATGACTGCGCATATGGCTTGCCAATCACGGTCGGTGGATTAACCCTTAAGCAAACTAATGGGACGTTAGTGTGTACTGGCACAGCAACCAACGATTTTGTCAGATTCCAAGAGAAGAACATATCCGACATTCTTGAGAATAATAATGCCTATACTGTTTACGCAGATACTACCACGGCAGACCTACGATTAACTGTCAGGCTAAAACGCAAAGACAGTAATAATTACGAATATTACAACACCATCAACAGTCAGACTGCAACATTCACATGGAACACATCTGTTTATTCGGAGGCTTATATTTATCTCGTTACGGGAGAAAAAGCGTTTTGGAATGGCTCTAGATCTGTGGCTAGCAGGTTCGGGTTATTTAAAGGTGACTCGTTCGATGGTAACGACTATGCTCCAGTTGGAATGAATAAGCCAACATTTGGCGAAATTAAAGGTGTAAGCAATACGACCATTTACACTCAAAACAAAAACCTCTTCGATACAAGGTTTGGTGAGAGAACAATTAACGGCGTGAGTGTTAAAACTTATCCTGACGGCTCGTTTGAGCTTAATGGAACGCCGACTAATGGATTTAGCCTAACGAATGTGTTTGGATCAAAAAGCTATGTTCCGTCAGGTAGCTATAAGATTAAAGCTGAGATTATCAGTGGTAGTGTACAAAAGATTGAACCTAGTGCAACATTTTTGTGTGTCTATACAATTCAATCAAGTAGTACAGGCTCAAACTCTGAATATATTAGAGAAGCGGATATTGTCTCTGGAAATATTAAAGAATTCACCAATACCGTGAATAATCCGAAGTCCGATATGTACACACCATACATCTGGATACCATATCATGTCGAGAATAAGAAAGCTTTCTACTCTTACAACAATCTCCGCATGAGGGCGACACTTGTACCCAATGGTGAGAATACCGATTTTGTTGAATTTGAGAACAATAGTTTATCCGCAAGTCTTCCAATGTTACACAAGGTCGGAAACTACCAAGATCGAATTTACGCAAAAGATAATAGATGGTATCTCGAAAAAAATACTGCTACAAAAATCTTAAACGGCTCAGAAAACTGGATTAAAACAGCCGAGCCAGAGAATATTTTCATCTGTCAGAATATCATCAATGCTACCAAGAATTACGATGACGCTTATTTCTCACACTTTAATAATATTAAGAGATATCCAAAAACAGATAAGACAGGAGCTATTCGTGGAGATAATGGCACTAACGTAGCTTTCTGTATGAGCAATATCCCGAATATTACTGGTTTTAAGAGTTGGCTTAACCAAAATAACGTTACCGTTTTATATCCAATCGCTCAGCCAATTACGACAGAAATCACAGATTCAACTACACTCGCAGAATTAAACAAGCTGATGGGGATGAGAACGTATGATGGTACGACCAATATCTCGATCACAGGAACTGGCTTGACACCAGAGATTAAGGTTAAGTATATGAGAAAGATAGGAGAATAGAAATGGAAAATTGTGAAGACGATAAGCATGGTTTAATCACTACTATTATCCCTGCTAGTTTAGGTGATGAAACTAGCGTGCCTATTGAAAATGGTAGGTATTACAACACCATCGTTAAATACGAGGCAAACGGTAACCACTACCTCTATGATGAAAATGGCGTGCCAACTATTCTAGGTAGGCAAGGTATTCAAGGGGTCAGAGGAGAAAGAGGCTTCAAGGGGGATAAAGGTGACCAGGGGATACAGGGAGTACAGGGTATTCAAGGAGTACAGGGGGTTAAGGGGGAGCGTGGTCCTGCTGGTCCTGCTGGTCCTGCT